CACCGAGATCCCAATCACAAGTTCAAGCGCCGCACCTCCATCCCCAAACACGCAATTATCAATAATCGACCCATCAGCCAAAGCCCCTAGCGTCACCCCCGCCGCCACATCAGCCAGGGCAGAAACAAACTTCAAGTTTGTCAACCTCACGTTCGGTGCAGTAATAGAAACCGTCGCATCCGTCGCCGTCCCTAGGGTGATCGTTGGCATTAAACTTCCATACCCAACCCCTTCAATAGTCACCCCAGCCACACTAGCAATAAATCCATTAGAATCAACAATAGTCTCAGTATGTCCCTGAGCCACCTTGATCCTATCCCCACGACTAGCCGTACACAAAGCAACTGCCTCAAGAATAGTATCCTTAGCATTAAGCCAAGACGTTCCCTTACCTTCATTAACAACCGCCGAATCAACATAAAAGATTTTACCAGTTCCAAGATCGGACGGACCGATTAATTGTTCAACTTGGTCATGCCACCTATACCCCTTCCCCGTTTTCCAAGTCCAAAACTGCGAATCATTATTCGGACCTCGCCCCCAGGCGATCCCCGTCGCCTCTCCATCAGCAAACGCAACCTGCCCAAACAGGCAGCTCACAATAATCATCAAATAAATTAAACATCTCATACAGCACCTCATTGATCTTTCATTATCAAAAACTGATTTAAAATGTGTGGGTGAGTGCTCAAAGCTCACCCACACGCGCCGCAAACCAGAACCATCGTTTATGTAGCGTTACCAATCTCAGCAATATCGTGTGGACCTTCTTGGATCCACGCGATCACCTTACCCGCATCAGCCGCAGAACCGGCAACCGTAAAATACACATCCAGGAACTCTTGAAGTTCCACAGCCGCAATTTTACGATTCATCAAGCAATTACCAGCCTTACATTTAGCCAGCAAAATCGCTTCGGTCGACTGAACCACACGGGGAGACCCCATCCCAGTCGCCGAATCATCACGCAGTGAAATCTTCAAAGACGTCAAATTCGTAAAATCTTCAATACACTGAACAACCAAATATTGGCCATTACTCTTTCCAAGATTCAGGCCGCTATTAGCTAACTGAACCTCATTCGTACTTTTTGCCGTAACGGTAATCGCCTGCTCAAAGACGTTTGTAGCAACCACCACCGTAAAGCAATTTTTTAAATCCATCATCGTATTACTACCTTTCTATATCTATCTGACTAGCCTAATTCAAAGCCACATTAGGTCAGTTAGTCCATTACTAAACAGCAGTAGCCAGAGTCGCAGGAATCGAATCTGTACTTGCAATGGGGATATCAATAAACATCAAAACATCATTGCCAAAGGCATCTTTGCCCTTAGTGATAACATTACTCTTATTATTCACACGATCCCACATAGCCGCTTCCATTTCATCTGACACGAACATAACCGCCCCGCGACCGCCCTTAGTCTTTTTGACCTTTTGACGCATACGATAACAAACAGACTCATTGAAACCGAAATCGTCAACATCATCAATGACCGTAGGATCGGCGGTTAGATTATGCAAAACATGAACAGCATTACGATTTTCAATTGCCAAACCCCAGTAGAATTGAAGCCAGGTATACCACATAGGCAGCTCTTTACCTGCCGCATCTGTTTTCATGCGAATGCCGAGATCTTTGACTTGGATCCCGAACATACTATTCGTCGACCCTTGTTTGTTATCCACTCCAGAGAAAGAAGGTGCAGGAAGATTCTTAGGATAAACCAGATTGACAAGATCTTCACCAAAGTTAATAACCACCCCCGCCGTCTTATTAGCAGTCGCAGACGCATTACCTTGTGCATTATCAAAAACGTTTGGACTACTCAAATCGCTATAAAACGCACGCTTGAGGATACCATTCGGCTTACGAGGATTCAAACCACGATCTGAATTAAACAGGTCTAAACCAACTTGAACAGTCATACCGTTCATATATTGCTTATCTCGTTTGAGACGTTGACCCATCCCACCATTATTCTGAATCAAACGGGCATCGACAGAAGACAAACCATCCAGCATCGCCGTAGGTTCAACATCCATGTCCGTACCAGCAATCTCTTGCGTGATACCTTCGTTGTATGCTGTATAGCTGCCAGAAGGCCGGGTATCCCAGCGAACAATCTCATGGTAGGTCCCACGGTTTGCCGGAATAAATGTTGCGTATCGAAGTTCAGGAACATTATCCTCAAACTCCGAAATGATTGATACCATATCTCCCAATGGATCTAATGTTTTCCGAATTTCTGACAAGGTCAGAACTTCGCCTGTATTATGAGTTGACATTGCAAACTCTCCAAATTATAAAACCACAATCAATTCGGAGGGTAATCCACAACTCTGTGGGCCGCTCCTAGCATGTATCGCCGCTAAGCGTAGGACAAAAAAAGCCCCGACATGCCAGGCCCGCATAAAGCGAGTAATCTGGCCAAACATAAAACTTAAAACATACCACCAGGCCCTTTCGGGTAATCTGGCAAAAACTATCCCATAGCAGCCTTACTATCAGGATGATCATAAATACCACCTGTATTAGTATTGCTACCCAAATCATTACCACTTGTATTATCGTTACTATGCGACATTCCGCTAGCCATTTTTTGGCCTACTCTATTCCACATCATAATTTGATCAGGCCAAATAGAAGCTTCACGCCATTTTGCCAAGTCTCCAGGCGTCTCCCAAAGTTTCAGTTCGGCAATCTTATCATTCAATTCCTGATCACCAAACGCCTTAACCGCGGCCAATGCCGGTCGGGTAAACTCAGTCATTTTTTCAGGCGTAGAATGTAATTGATTAAACTGCTCACTAGCCGCCGTAAATTCAGCGTCAACAGCTTCTAAATGTTCAGTGTACAGTTTTTGTTGATGTGCATTATACGCCGCATTCAGTGAGTCAGCCGCCCCCTTAGGGATATTAGCTTGATGCAAGACATCCATAATCGCCTTAGAAAACACTTCATCGTGTTCCATACCCTCGGGCATATCTTCAGGCTTAACAAAACCATAACCATCAGCAGACTCAGGGATCCCCGCCGACTTGCGAAACGCCGCAATATCTTCAGGACTAGCATCATCCCCCAGAGGTTTCGTATAACCACCTTCAGTAATCTGAGCCTGAGCAGCTTCAGAAATCTTTGTATCGGTCATACGTTTCGTATTCAAATAATTTTTTGATAACGTCGCTATATCGGGAACATCGTCAAAAACTTTCGTTGGTTCACCATCGGAATTATTATAATCATCCCCAATCATCCCCGGCAACGCTTCGCGGAATGCATCGGTAAACGTATTATTTTCACCTAAAAAGCTACTTGTTTGGTTTTCTGGATCCATCTAAAAGACTCCATTCTTTAAGGTTCTATAAGATTCTTTTTGGTTTGCGGTTTTTCTTCAGGCCGATAACGTTTAGCCACTTGTACTAAGACCTTAACAATCTCAGTAACATCATCAATCCCACATCGAGCGAGTATATTATTACGGTCAGTCGTCAACACCTTAAAATCACGATCAAGTGATTCGCTTACCTTGTTCCGCATAAACCCGGCATCGATCAGCAATCCAGTCAATACCCGTCGGCCAGACTCAGTAGCGAGAAGAGCATTATAATGATCCACCCTGCACTGCTCTAGCAGTGCAGGATGGTTAATCAAATCGTCAAGTTCTAAATCTAACCAAGTCAAAGCAACCCCTTTACTTTTTCTTACTCTTTGTCATATCCACAGGCAGCAAAGTAAAATCCCACGCAACCTCTTTACGTTGCAAAGCAACAAGGATAAGCTGAGCGATTTTCTTTTCACGCTCAGAGATCCCTTTACGGAAACCACCGGCAATCTTCTTAATTTTGGTCTTATTATCTTCAGAATCGAGAATCTTCATCTTGCCGCCCGCTTTAACGTGCACTCGCAATTGCCGTTCCAGGTATACTCGCTGATCACAACTGAGATCTTCTGGTTTGATGATATTAGGATCAATCAACTGGAATAAATCCATCCGAACCGCAGGCGATTTATATTCAGGATTCAGTTGTGCAATCTCTTCTGAAGAAGGAATCCCATGGTTAACCCGTTTAGGTTTCGTTTTTTCAGGCGTCGTATACGCCTCCGGAGTATCAACATCGCTATCTGAATCTGAATTTTCTTCTTTAACAGATTCCAAATGTTTCGTAAGAAATACAATCCGTCGTAAATCCTCAGGATCTGCATTTGTTTTAGGGTCACCGTTTTTCTTAAGATTCTTTTTCTTAAGAGCCAATAATTCTTCAACATCTAATACAACCGCTTCAGTTTCTTCTGTGTTAACCATAAGGTTCTCCAGTTTACGCCGCATTGCCTATCAAAGCTAATGGGCTATTTGGTTCAATTTCCTTGCCCATCGCAGGCAAAGTTTTTCCAATTTGTTCTAATTGTTCAGGCAATTCATTTGCCTGATTAAATGCCACTACCTGAGCACGGAACTGTTTAAGTTCCGTATCCGTACGAACCAGCCTAGCTTGCAGGCCTTGAGCCGTAACAGCTTCTTCCATCAATTCATCACCCTTAATCTTATCCGTAGAGCCCTCAAACATAGTACTAATCGATTCGATCATACTAAGTGAGTCAATGATACCCTTACTGCGTAGTTGAGATCGCTGGAGCATAGGCAACGGCCCCGTGAAAATCACATCGACACCACCGTTATCATAGAGTTCCTCAGGTAAAGGGTTAATTCGGCCCGCTTGCACCTCATAATCCCAGATAATACCAATAGCAGGAGCTAAGGTAGTATTCTCATAATCGCCCGTAATAGGCCCCATCATGATCGCTTTTTCGCCCAGCATCTTAGAGATCTGAAATGCCGTAACATTCGTCATTTCGCCTTGCGTGAGCATTTCGAAGAATCGGGTAAAATGCCATTCTTGAATGGTACGCTCAAATTTCTGGATCTGCGCGTCACCGATTGGCCAGTTAATATCACCATTCAACAACCGCTCAACAAATTCTTCCTTGTTTGCTACCCATGTCCGCCCACCAGGTCCAGCATTCAGCGAACCACGTAAATTTTCATGAGCCCGTAAAGCAGGCTCAACAACCCCATGAGCTGCCTGAATGAGCTTCTCATTGAATTTGTTATCCATGAGTACCGACGTTAACGCCAGCTCACTAATTCCCTGCCCATAATCATCACCAGGCACTAATCCTTGATCACCAACAATTACAAAATAATCTCGGCCCTGTTTTTGGACCAATTCGCCCGATGGTTTTTTACCTTTTGAAGGATTCATCCAGATATAAAACTGGATAAACTTTTTATCGAGATTATCCAGGCCACCATGCCGACGAGATTCATTAGGGTAGATAGCATAGATAAAATCATGCTCAGCAAACGGATTACGTTCCGCCATTGTCCCGTTAACCTGTTTTTTGATATCCTCAGGACAGTCATCACCAAAACGATCAAAGGCCTTAAGTGCCGTCATCTTATAATTGCACCGATGAAACACATTCGGATTCTCAAAGTCATCGCGAGCAATCAAAGATTCACTCCACGGGACGGACGTAAACATAATTCGATCACTCTTTACATCCACATCAGGGATTAGAACAGAAGAACCATATTTCGTAAAACGTGATATATGCCCAATATTTTTGGTATAAAAATTAGACTGTTTAAAGCCCGATAAAATCTGTTCTT